GTGTTATGCTTACTGTATGAGTCTGAAAGAAGAACTGAGTGGAATAACAGGAAAGAAGAGACGTTTCCTTCTTTTTCGTATAGCAGATGTAGAAGTGGAAGCTGCCCGACAGTTATGCAATGTGTCCAAGGCAACTTATAATTTGTGGGTCAAACGAGCTGATACACCTTTTGTTCGATTATATCGAAGAAGGGATGAACTGTCTAACGAATATAAACATGAAGCTATCCAGATGCTCAGGCGTGATAACCAACTCGCTGCTGTCATGCTTGAGGAAAAAATCATCAACAAAATGAAGGAGGAAATTGACACAGGTGACTACAATTTACTCCGTACCAACATAGCCAGGGATGTCTACAACAAACTTATCACAGACCTTGACTATACCCCAAAGATTCAGGCTCTATCCTGGACTGAACGTATCCAGAATCTGTTTGTGGAACAACCACAGAGGGAGATGATAGATGGCACAGTCATTGAAGCAGAGAGCAGCGTCATTGAACAACATACGCAAAGCAATCTTATCACGCAAAGTGAACAAGTCACTGAACAAAATGAAGAAGAAACTGAGGAAGCAGGGGTATAGGTGATGGCTGTATCCATGATACAAAAAATAGACCGTTGCAAACTATTTGAAACTCTCCTTAAAATAGATAACAAACAAGGGATAGTAGTTCCCTTTCGCCCTAATCGTATGCAAAGATACTTTCAACAAAACAAGGGTAGTCGGAATATTATCTTGAAGCATCGCCAAGGCGGTATGTCAAGTTACATACTAGGTGATATGTATTTGGATTGCATTACCCTACCACATACCCCTTGTGCCGTTGTAAGCCACGAGACAAGGGCTACACAAAGGCTTCTTGATAGGGTTCACTTCTATCATTCATCTATGGAAGACCCCAAGCCGCAAACAGGGGCTGACAGCCGAACAGAAATAACATTCCCCGAATTACACAGCAGCATCTATATAGGAACTGCAGGTGCTCGTGCTTTTGGTCGTGGTGATACTATCAGAAAGATACTTTTATCAGAAATGTCTTTTTATGAAGACCCAGAAACAATCTTATCTGGTGTAGAGGATGCTGTTCCTCTTACCGGTGAGCTTACTATTGAGTGCACTCCTAATGGGGAGGATAATCTGTTCCATCGCAGATGGGTTCGTGCTAGAGAAGGCAAGTCAGGCTACAAGACATTTTTCTTCCCCTGGTGGTGGACTGATGAGTATTCTCTCCCCAGAGGGTCTGACCTTGTAATTCCTGCTGACAGAGGAGAACTGAGTTACACACCAGAAGAACTTGAACTTATCAGAATGAATAATCTTACTGAGGACCAGATTCGTTGGCGTAGGTGGAAGATAAGTGAGAAGGAAGCCCTGTTCTGGCAGGAATACCCCGAAGATGAGGTATCTTGTTTTATCACGATAGGCAATCCTGTATTTGACACCAATCTTTTGAATGAACTTGCCCAACACTGTTATGATGGGACTCGTCATGAGCAAGGCTGGCTGTATTGGTTGCCACCTGTGGAGAAAGCCCATTATATTATAGGGGCTGACTCTTCTTCTGGAGCACCAGAAGGCAGCTTCTCCACAGCCGTAGTTCTTGACCAGAACTGGCAAGTGTGTGCCACATTTCAGAATCGCCTTAGTCCACACAATTTTGCAGGTATTCTCAAACAACTGGGAAAGTGGTATAATGATGCAGAAATAGCAATAGAGAGAAATTTTACTGGCTATGCTGTGCTGGAGCAACTTACTGACTACCCCAATGTGTTTCATCAGCGAGACTTTACCACAGGAAAAATAACAACACAGAGGGGGTGGTGGACTAATGACCAGACAAGGGACTTGATGATGACTATAACCAAAGAGAAACTCCCTAATGTCAAGATGTGGGATGTTAACCTTGTCAGGCAGCTACGCAGCTACCGATATATCAAGTTGAAGACAAAATACAGGGAAACAGCCCAGACACATGACGACCTTGCTATTGCACTGATGATTGCACTTACAGTCCGAAAAGTAGCAGGAATTTCAAGAGGTTATCAGGGCTCTGTTCCAGGTTGGGAATGGTAACAAAAGGAGGTAAAAATGTTAAATGAAGTTACGAATATAATAAAAGACCTTCAGAGCTTCTGGTATAACCGTAACAAGAAGTTCAAGGAGTGGTATGAGTTTCTTCTCATGATAGACCAGTTAAAAGCTCGTGGGATGGAGTCCTATGTGAGTAATGAACCAGCTACTTTCTATGAGATGGCTCATTATCTTCTGACAAAGGGTGAACTTTCTCATTCTATTCCTGTTGCTTCTGAGTCTGCCATAGACCTGGAAACCAAGGCTCGTGTTCATAGGGGTTGCCAGTATATGTGGCAACAGATTGACCGAGAAAGACGACTTGGTGGTTGGCAGCCCTTTGTAGATGATATTGGATTTTTCATTCTTATTCTTGGATGGTATAGTTCAGTATTTTTATTTGACAAAGATACTGGAACAATGAAGACCCAGGTGTGGAATCCTTATGATACCTATCCCGAATATGCTAATGGGCGAATGACTAAGTGTCTTCATTCATACAAACTTACTATAGGAGAAGCCAAGATAAAAGCCAAGCAGAATGGTTGGTTCTACGATGGTAAGGGAACTGCTACTGGACAAGCTGTTCTTGATGACCTTTTCATATATGAAGGAGATATATGGCACAATATTATCTTGATAGATAAGAATCCTGTGACTGACTGGATAGAACGACCTGATATGCAGCTTCTTGTTGCACCTGTTGGTGGTTATCCAGACAGGGGCAGTCTTACTCCTGGTGGTCGTGACTGGAAACAACTTGCAGGCAAGGGTATCTTTGAAGTCAATGAGCAAGTTACTTCTCATTTTAACAAATGGAAGAGTATGGTATCCCAGATTCTTCGGGATACTGCTCAACCAATAACACAAGAGTTTAGTGCAACACCACAGGCTACTCCAGAACAGCTTCGTGAGAGGGGAGCTTTGTTTCACTATGCACCTGGGGAACAGGGTCTTGTTCGTGTTCCCCCTGCATCTATCCCTATTGAAATTCAGGCTAACTTGATGGAACTTCGCAGGGAAATGCAGAAGGGCAGTTTCAATGATGCTGTCTATGGTATGGTAGAAGGGCAACCTGGTTATGCTTTGTCCCTTCTTGCTACAAGTTCCGCTAATCAGATTCTCTACCCATACATGGATGGGAAACACTTTGTAATAAGTGAAGCTGACAAGTTCTGGCTTACAAATCTTAAATCAAGCAGGCGTGTCTTTGACATCAAGGGAACTTTTATTGAGAAGCTCAAGCCCACTGACATCCCCGAAGATGTTATTGTCAAAGTAGATTCTGAAGTAGCTACACCAAAGGACTGGTTGGAACGTGGCACTATTGGTGGTATGCTCAGGCAAGATTTGGACAAAGCCACTCTTCTCGGTGAGATATATAAACTCCCAGACCCACAGGGAATTATCAGGAGAAAAAGTATGGATGAAATTCTTGACCATCCAGTGAGCAAACAAGTAGAAATGATAGCTGGCTACTATGCCCATGCCGATTATCTTGACAGGCGTGGTGACAAGCGACAAGCTGCCCTATTTCGTAAGGCAGCCCAGGCTCTTGAGACACAACTTGGAGCACCAGCACCTGGTCAGGGTAGACCCCAAGAAGCATCAAGAATACAGGCTGAGAGGGAAGCTGGAACACCTGCTGAAAGACCTACAGCACCTTCAAGTGTAGCTCCCCCAGAGACAAGAAGTGGCTTTACACCACAACAGCTTCGCAGGTCAATAGGTCGTGGCACAGTAAGGACAGGATAAGGAGGACAGCATGGTAACAGGAACTGAATTTCCCCGCTTTCCTACTGAGTTTACTGAGGATGAGGCGGAACGATTAAACCAACTGGAACAGCAAAAGTCCCAGATGGAGCAAATATATCAACAGAAGTTTTCTGAGCAGGCATGGGCTAAAGTCCCTGCTCCTGAGAAGTTCTTGCGTAATCTGCTTCCTACGTGGACCAGACCTCTTGTCCAAGCTCTTCCTGGAACAGCAGAAACTTGGGATTGGGGCTATACACCAGAACAATTTAGACATGAACAGCAGAAAGTCTTTGAGGAATATAAAGAATTAGCCAGGGAAGAAAAAGTAACCCGACTTCTCCCGACTATTCTTGGGAGTATGGAACTGGCTTATTTGTCTGGTGAGCCTATAACCAGTCCCTCAGAATTTGTAGCCAAGGTATTCCCATCTGAGATTTCACAGGATTTTACAGAGGAAGAGAAACAGTTTATTACTTCTTATGGCTATGCTATGCTTCGTGCCAGCAAAGAAGACATCCTTTCAGGTAAACTTTTGTCAGAGTTCTTTGAACAGCCAGTTGAACCTCTTACCATGACTGACTGGACAGAATATTTCAAAGAACAGGGATATGTTGACCCAAGAACAATTCATACTTCTGTAGCTTTCACAAAAGACCTTGAACAGATACAGAATGTTCTTCGCACTGCTTATGCGCCACAGACTACTGGTATGACCGAAGAAGAATATGATACTCTTCTCCAAGAAAGGGAATCCTTCTATCGCCAGTGGGCAGAATCTGCTGGTCTTCGACCCAAGGGTGAGTCTGAATCAATGGAGGACTATATTAACCGAGTCAACAAAGCTATGGGTGAAGAGGAAGGACAGCTTATTTTTCTTTCTGATGACCAGGATAACTTCATCATGGGAAGTAGACGTTCAGATGGTAGTATCTGGGTTGATGAGGTACAGAATGGTGTTGTCAAAAAAGTTCTTGTTGGCTACTATAATGAACAGACTGGTAATATTGACCCTATTGGGCTACAGGGTCAACCACTTATTACACAGGAAGCCAAAGAATCAGCAGCAAAAGACCTTTGGGATGCTTGGTCTGTTGCTTCTATACAGGCATGGGAAGGAACAAAGAACTTCTTTACCTCTATTCTTCCTGATGCTTTTCTTGCCATATCGGAGAAAGCTGCACCTTACACAGTTATCGGGGACAAATATGCTAAGGAAGAAAGTGTTAGGCAAATTCAAGAGTGGAGAGCCAGACTAAAAGACAATTATAATAAGAACACTGCTGAACTTAACCAGTGGTTTACTGAACATCCCGAATTAGCCCCAAGACCTGAGTGGACAGACCCAGATGCTCCATGGACTCCAGGAAGAATTGGATATACTATTGTATCTAATGCTCCGATAGCAGCCTCAGCACTTATAGTTGGTGCTGGAACATCACTGCTTACAGGTAATCCTGTAACAGGTGGTATTGCTGCTGCTTCCTTGTTAACTCCGAGCATGACAAGTTCCCTTGTTGAAGATGCTATAGCTAATGGGGCTTCTTTTGAAGATGCTACTGCCATATCAACAGGTGTTGGTCTTGCTATGGGTGCTGTAGAGATAGCACCTTGGACAGTAGCACTCAAGATTATAAGTCCAACACTAATGAAGGCTTTTGGCAGAGAAGTTGCTTCCCAAGCTACAGCGACTGTGGTTAAGAATCTCACAGCAAGGGGTCTTATTGGGGCTACAGTCAAGCAGGCTGGAAAGAACTTCATTGCTATTGAAGCTACTGAAATTCTTGAAGAAGAAATCCAGGGTATTATGCAAAATGCTGTTGTCAAGCTCTTCAATGAAGAAAGGAGTCTTTTTGAAGGGATGAGTAACACAGCTATATCTACTTTCTGGGCAGTAAGTCCCCTTGCTTTTATGGGTGGTAGCACAGCCTTTGTCAACATGAAAAGCCAACTTCCCAAAGATACTCAGGATACCATGACAAAGATGGAAGAAGAGCTTGTATCTGGTGGGCTTGAAGAATCCCATGCACAGGCTATTACTCTTGCCAAGGTATTGGAGACCGAGAAAGGTCAGGCTGAGGTTATAGCTGCAGCCGAGAAAGCCGAAGATATTGCTTCTGTAACTAATGACAGAAAGATTGCTAACAAAGAAAAGAAGATTGACTCTATCAACAGGGACATAGCTGAGTATGAGGCATTTATTGCAGAACTCAGGGAAGAAAAGAATGTGTCCCAGATAGCAAATATACAGGCTGAGCTTGATGCCCTTAAGCGAAAACTCACCAGAGAACAAGATGCACTTGAGAAGCTAAAGACAAAAGCCCAGATTCCTGCTGTTGAAACAGTGGGCAAAAAATTCATTACTTTTGGTGAGACCAGACAGCTAAGTCCTATCCATGAGCAAGTATCTATAATGCAGGGTGAGGAGAATATTGGTAATATCAAATTCAGGGGAACTGAAGTTGGAAAGCCAATGACCGAGCTTGTCGTGGATGAGCTTGAAATAACCAAAGAACAGACACTTGACCGAGTTTTGATGCGTGATATAGAAGCTAATCTTATCAAGCTGGCTAGGGAAAGGGGTGCTACACGCATTACCATAGTTGCCAAGAAGGGTGCAGATGGCAAGACCCATGAAGCTATGTATCGCAGGGCTGGCTATACCAAGACCCCGATAGGCTACACCAAGGAAATTGGTGATGTAAGGGCAGAAGAAGCTGTTGAACCTGTTTCTATGGGAATCAATCCAGCTAATTGGGATGCTCTTGCTGAAGAACAGAAGTTAAGTCTTGCTGAAGAAGCAGGTATTGCCAAGACATCAGCAAAGAAAACATGGTCTGAACTTACCGATGTTCAGCAGGAAAAACTGATGTCCCTTACAAGGGAAGAAACAACAGTTCCTGGAAAGTGGCAAGAATCTTCCCTAGCTCAAGAAGGCAAGGTTGAGCTTGTCCCAATCAGTTTCCTTCGTGAGCATGAGAATCCTGTTATGACTTTTGATGAACTTGCTGAAGCTGATGCTGCAGCTATAACTCGTCTGGCTAACAACATCAAAAAGAATGGTCTTAATGAGCCTGTTATCCTCCACCAGTCTGACCAGTATGTTATGGTTGGTGATGGAAGTCATCGTGTTCTGGCTCTTGAGAAACTTGGCTATAAGGAAGTTCCTGCAGTCGCACTACGAGAAGGTTCACTGCAACTCACAAAGCCT